GCAGCCTGCGGGCAACGGCTGATCAGCGGCACCGCCACGATCGGGCTGACCGTCGACATCTTCGACGGCGACCCGTGGCTTCCGCTGCCGCAGCTGCCGGTCCGCTCGGTCGCCACCGTGTTGATCGACGGCGTGGCCGATACCGAGTGGCTGCTGCGCAACCAGCAGCTGTGGCGGCTCGCGGCGTGGAACCGCAACTGGACGGCCCCGACGCTGGTCACGGTCACCTACACCTACGGCTACCTCGCGGGCGAGCAGGGCCTTCAACTCGCCCGGGACATGACGCTCGCCCTAGCCGGCGCCGGCTACGGCAACCCCGGCGGGACCGCGTCGGCCGAGAAGATCGACGACTACAGCATCACGTACGCAGAGGCCGACGGTCGGATGCAGGTCACCGACGGCATGCGCGACCGGCTGCGCTCAACCTACGGCACGCCGGTCTACGTGATCGGCTCCCGCGACTGATCTGCGTCACCGCATGGTCCGAGCATTCTGAGAGGAACACATTCATGGCCCGCTACGGCGCCTCGATCCTGTCCCAGGCCGCGCAGCTGAGCGGCGTCAACTCGACCACGACCGTCAACGGCTACATGGGCTACTGGGGCGGTTCGGCCACCTCCGGTTTCCGGATGCGGCGCCTGCAGCTCGGCGTGATCGCCGGCGCGTCGGTGCCGACGTCGCAGCAGATCTCGGTCGGCGTGTACCGGCAGACGGTGGCACCGTCGGGCACCGGCATCGCCGCGGCCATCCCGGGTCAGCCGTACGAGACGTGGACGCCGCAGACCGACCCGACCGCGGGCCTGTTCGCGATCACCGCGACCACGATCGGCACGACCGGCCCGACGCTGGCGACGAACCCGATCGCCGTGATCCCGCTGAACACCCAGTCCACGCTAGATCTTCCGTACGAGTTCATCGAGGAGCTCGTCGTGGGCATCGGCACGGCCAACGGGATCGCGTTCGTGAACATCGGCAACACGCTGCCGGCGTCGCACCAGATCCGGATCAACGTCGAGATCGAGGTCTGATTCGCCCCCTGCGGTCGGTCGGTAGCTGAGGGGCGGGGCACGGCATGGCGCTGTCGCGCACCAACCTTCTCGGCCAGATCACCTCCGGGAACTTCGGCACCGGCAACTTCACGTCCAGCAGCTTCACCCCGTCCAGCAGTTCCCTGCTGGTCGTGGGTGCTGCGTTCGTCGAGAACAGCGGTTCGACAACCGATCCGACGAGCGCGCTGACGATCTCCGGCGGGTCGCTGACCTGGACGCAGCAGGCGACCGCCGTGGTCGCACCGACGGCGTTCTCGTCGCTGGTGAAGATCTGGACGGCGCCTGTCACCACGGGCTCGTCGATGACGGTCACGCTCTCGACGTCCGGCCGCGCGGCGGGCCTCTACGGCGTCTCGGTCGTCTGCTACACCGGCTACAACGCCGGCACGCCCGTCGGCGGGACCGGCACGAACACGCAGGGCGGTGGCTTCACCGGCCCGCCCGACCCGGCCAGCATCACGCTGTCGGCTGCCCCGGCCTCCGGCGACGAGGCGTTCGGGTTCGTCTTTGCCGACAAGGTCACGGCGAACATCAGCCCCGGCTCGGCGTTCACCGAGATCGACGACCTCAACAACACCAACTGGGGCTCGCTCGAATCGGAGATCCGTACCGGGTCGACCTCCACCACGGTCGACTGGGTAGACCTGCGCCCGGGCGGCGGCGCGCTGTTCAACTACGCGGCTGCGGCGATCGTCATCAAGGTGGCGTCGGCCGCAGCGGCAACATATCCGCCGATGCAGCAGGCCCGCCGGCGGACCCAGCCGCCACCACGCCGGGCGCGCGCCTCGACGCCGGTCCGCGCCCAGGTCAACCCGCCGTTCCCGTTCACCGGCATCAAGCAGCCGCGGCGCCTGCGTGGCCTGTTGGCTCGCCGCGGTGAGATGTTCACCCCGGTGCCGGCGCAGGTAGTGGTCAACGCTCCCGCGTATCCGGTGCGCCCGGTCCGTACCCGGCTGCGTGGCCTGCGGATCTTCCGTGGCCGAGCGGCCACGCCGGCGCCCGGCCAGGTCGCGGTCACCCCGGCCGCGTACGTCCCGGCATCTGTACGGCCGCGGCTGAAGTGGCTGCGTCTGTTCCGGCCCCGCACCGCCGCGCCGGTCAACAGTCAGGCCGCCGTCCCGACAGCGCCGCACCTCCGTCCCCACCCGATGGCGCCACGGCGCGGCCGCGCTGCGATGCCGCCGCCGCCGCAGATCGTGGTGACGCCGCCTGCCTACCCGCCGCGTCCGGTCCGCTCGCGTCTGAAGGGCCTGCGGCTGGCCCGCCCGCGCGCGGCGATGCCCGTCCCGCCGCAGGTGGTCATCGTGCCGCCGGCGTACGTGCCGGTCCTCGCCAGGTTCAAACGTCGCATCGCCGGCCTGTTCCGGGGCCAGGCTGTCACGCCCGCCGCCGAGGTCTGCGACTGCACAACACACCGCCCGAACCTGGGCACCACGACCCGGCCCGGATCGGGGATGACCGCCCGCCCGGACGGCGGCACCACCGTCCGGCCCTGCAGCTGCAACGACTGAGGAGGCCCGATGTCCCGCGCCTCCGTCCTCGCCCGCGGTCAGGCCGCCGCCGAAGCCGGCATGGTCGACACCTGCACGATCCGGCGCGCAAACGCCGGCGGGACAACGGACCCGGTCACCGGGTACCCGACGCAGTCCTACACCCAGCTCTACGCGGGGAAGTGCCGCGTGCAGCAGATCACCGGTATCGGGCGCCCGCATGACGTCGGCCAGGACTACATCCTCGAGCAGCGCATCGACGTCCAGCTCCCCGTCGCCGGGACCGAGGGCCTGAAGGTCGGCGACCAGGTGCTGATCACGGCGTCGGTCAACGATCAGGATCTCGTGGGCCGCACGTTCCTGGTGCACGACCTGGCTCACAAGAGCGAGCCGACGGCCCGCCGGGTGTCTTGCACGGAGGTGACGGGCTCATGAGCTGGGGTTTCGACGCTCATGAGGTCACCGCTTTCGCAGACGCGATCACGAAGGCGTCCGCCGTGGCGGAGAAGGACACCGAGGCCGTCGTCTTCAAGGGCGCACTGAACATCAAGCGGGACGGCGCCCGCCGGATCTCCGGTCACCCACGTCTGCGCCGGCTACCCGCCTCGATCGACTTCGACATGTACCGCAGCCTCAAAGGCCCGGCCGCTGAAATTGGCCCCAACCACTCGAAGCCCCAGGGCCCGCTGGGCAACATCGCCGAGTTCGGGACGATCAAGAACGCGGCGATGCCGTTCATGCGCCCGGCCGCCGACGCCGAGCAGCCGCGGTTCGAGAAGGCGATGGAGGACCTAGCCGTGAAAGCGCTGGGCCTGGGATGAGCTGGCCGGTACAGGATCTCTTCGACGGCTTCTGGGCTCTCCTGCTCGCTGCGCCGGGCTCGCCGACGCTCGTCGCATACGACAGCAAGGTCGACGATGGCGCGGCACCGCCATACGCGAAGGTCGAGTTCTACATCCAGACACCGAATGGACTCGTCGCCCCCGACGCGATCTCGCTGGCCGGAGACTCGGCGGCGATTGACGCGGTCGCGGTTGTGCACTCCATCGGCGGCGACCCGCAGGCCGCTCGCGCGGCCCGGGCGGTGTCCGGCCGGGTGCGTGCTGCGGTGCTCGACAAGGTGCTCCTGATTTCTGGCCGGTCCTGTTTCCCCATCGAGTGGATCGACGGCCAGCCGCCGCAGCGCAACGAAGAGATCCCAGGGACGACGGTCTATGACCAGACCGACGTGTACGGCTGGCGGAGCGTTCCGGGCTAACGGCGTGAGGCCGCCACGGCGGTGAGGATCGCGAGCACGACGAGGCCGACGGCGATCGGCAGGACCGCGCCGTGGAAGACCAGCCAGGTCAGGAACGCGGCCACGACCGCCCACATCACTCGGTTGCCGACGCTGTTCAGCGTCCAGCGGGATTCGGGTCTCGTCGATGCCATGCCTCGCAGGGTACGGCCCGCATGCACGAGATCACTGTCCGCTGTTCGGCGGATGCCCTGTCCGATTTCTCCCCGAAGGAGGCGCCGAATGGCGCTCGTTTCGCCTCAGTCGGTCGTGACGACCGGCACGACCCCCTCGGCGATCACGCCGTCGGCGTCGGACACGATCTCCGGCGGCACTGCCGGCCCGAACGGCTGGTTCCTGCGCGTGATCACCACGGGCACGGCCACCAACGTCGCGATCCAGGACCCGGGCTTCACGAGCATCAGCAACCCGGGCACGGTCACCGCCGTCGCCGCGCCGGCCACCGGCGTGCGGATGATCCTCGTCCCCCGGGGGGCGATCAACAGCTCCAACGTCGCGACCGTGACCTTCTCCGGTGCGCTCACCGGAGTCACCTACGAGCTCTACACCGCCTGAGGAGCGCTTCGCGATGACCGACAAGACCGAGTACTGGATCGCCGATGTGGAGGGCGTGAAGGCCCGCGTCGTCGGCGCCGAGGCGCGCGACGAGTGGACGAAGGTCCGCGGCTGGTCGGAGACGACCGAGCCGACCGGCCAGGAGTTCCAGTGGGTCCGCCACGAGGTGCACGGCGGCAAGGGCGTCATGAACCACGAGGCCGTCCTGCTGCACGCGGGCCTCGGCTGGTTCCCGTCCGGACCCGACGGCTACGACGAGCCGGTCGACGGGCCGGCGCCCAAGAGTTCTCCCGCCAAGTCCGCCACCAGCGGCGACAAGTAAAGGAGTAGGTGAATGGCCGACGTCCCCGCTGATGGCAAGACCAGGGTCTACTGGGTCACGAGCATCAGCAACCAGAACGCCCCGACCACGACCGAACTGAACGCGGGCATCGACCTGACGTCGACGCTGACCGCCGATGGCCTGTCCGGGTTCCAGCCGGACACCGCCGATGTCGACACGTCCTCGCTGGCGTCGGTGTTCACCTCCAACGTCAATGGCCGGGCGTCCTTCTCCAATACCCGGCTGCGGCTGAAGAAGCAGGCGTCGGGCGACACGATCTTCACCACGCTGATCCGCGATACCGCCGGGTTCATTGTGATCCGCCGGTCGGTCGCCCAGGCGACCGCGTGGACGTCGACGCAGGGCGTCGAGGTCTACCCGGCGCTGTGTGGCGAGGTCGCGCGCATGGACCCGGAGCCGAACTCGGTCGAGCGGTACGAGATCCCGATGAAGATCACCGCCGGCGCTGCGGGCACCGGCCCGTCGCTCCGCGCCGCTGTCGCCTAGTTCTACCTGCTTCGTAAGTACAAGACGCCCCGGAAGCCCCCATGGTTTCGCGGGGTTTTTTCGTGCCCGGCCAGTCTCCTCCCGAGCTGGCCGGGCGCTTCCTCGGGAGGAATCGGGAGCGGGAGAACCATGAGCGGCAAGGCCACCCTGAAGAACTTCAAGGCGATGCTCGCCGAGGCGAAGCTGCCCGAGCGCACCGTCGAAATCTGCCTACGCGGAGACCTGGTCGCCGACCATGAGCAGGCCGAACGCGACCTTGAGCAGGCGCAGCAGAAGCAGGGCGACAGCCTCGCGGGCAGCGGCGTCGGTGAGATCGTCGAGCGGATTGAAGCCCTCGAGGCCGAGATGCGCGAGAGCACGGTGACGTTCACCCTGCGCGCATTGTCCAAGCCGAAGTACCGGGCTCTGGCCCTTAGTCACCCGCCCCGCCGCGGTGACAACGACGAGATCGTCGAGCGGGACAGGGGTATGCAGCTTAACGTAGACACCTTCTACGAGGGCCTCATCCGCCAATCCGTCGTAGATCCTGAGCTGGACGAAGAGGACTGGGCGGCCCTGTTCGACGCGATCACCGACCGGCAGTTCGAGCTGCTCGGCATGGGCGCCTTCCTGCTGAACCGGGCGGATATCGACATCCCTTTCTCGCTCGCCGCTTCGAAAGCGAAGCGGGGTATCGCCGCCGAGTAGAGGCGGCCGAACGCCTCGGCATTCCGCCGTCACAGTTCGATGGCCGGGAGCCGGTCGAGGTCACCGAGTACGAGTACGAACGCGGGCGCCTGGTCCGGTCGGTGACGACCCGGGAGCCGCTCTGGACCGAGCAGGACCGGGCCGAACTGATCGCGCTGGCGCTCTACCGCGACGGCCTGTGCCCGAAGTGCGGGCGGCCGCTCGACGTCTGCACGTCCGACGAGGGCAAGCCCGGAGCGCCCCAGTTCGAGGTCAACCAGTCCCTGTGCCGCGCCACGCGGGCGATCGCCGAGACCATCAGCGGCCTGACCGACGCCGGCAAGAAGCCGCTCCGCAACGCCGAAGCCCGCCTCTGGGGCACCACGATCCGGAAGAGGTGACGCCGTGGCGCTGCGCACAGTCGGAGTCAAGCTCACCGCGGACGTCTCGCAGTACATGTCTGCCATCGGCCGGGCCGGCGCGGCAACCAAAGACTTCGCCACCGGAATAGACAAGGCGTCCAAGGCCGGGCACCTGGACAAGGTGGCCGACCGAGCGGGCGTCGTCGGCCTCTCCCTCGCGGGCATGGCAGGCTACGCGATCAAAGCCGCCGCCGACTTCGACAAGGCCATGTCCGGCGTCCAGGCCGCCACCCACGCGGGCGCGAAAGACATCAGCATGCTGCGCGAGGCGGCACTACAGGCGGGCAAGGACACCCAGTACTCGGCCACCCAGGCCGCCGACGCCATCACCGAGCTGTCCAAGGCAGGCGTATCTACCGCCGATGTGCTCAACGGAGGACTGAAGGGCGCGCTGTCGCTCGCAGCGGCCGGTCAGCTGTCCGTCGGCGAGGCCGCCGAGACCGCGGCGAGCGCCATGACGCAGTTCAAGCTGTCGGGCAAGGACATCCCGCACATCGCGGATCTGCTGGCCGCCGGCGCCGGCAAGGCCCAGGGTTCCGTGCACGACCTGGGCTACGCGCTCAATCAGAGCGGCCTGGTCGCGCACCAGTTCGGCCTGTCGGTGGAGGACACCACGGGCACGCTCGCCGCCTTCGCCTCGGCGGGCCTTACTGGCTCCGATGCGGGTACGTCGTTCAAGCAGATGCTGCTGTCGCTGGCGAACCCGGCGGACAAGACCAAGGCCTTGATGGACGACCTGGGCATCGCCGCCTACGACGCCCAGGGCAAGTTCGTCGGCATCACCAACCTGGCCGAGCAGCTCAAGACCAAGCTCGGCGGCCTGACCCAGGCGCAGCGCGACGCCGCGCTGGCGCAGATCTTCGGCTCCGACGCGATCCGTACCGCGAACGTCCTCTACCAGCAGGGCGCGGCCGGCATCCAGACATGGATCGACAAGGTCAACGACCAAGGCTACGCGGCCGAGACCGCCCGGATCCAGACCGACAACCTCGCCGGCGACATAGAACGCCTGAAAGGCTCAATCGAAACCCTGGCGATCCAGGCGGGCTCCGGCGCGAACGGTGGCCTGCGCGTCCTGGTCAAGGCCGTCAACGGGCTGGTCAACGCGTTCTCCGAACTTCCCCCGTGGATCGGCAGCACCATCACGGTGATGGCCGCGCTCGGCGGTGCGGCGCTGGTGCTCGGCGCGGGCTGGATCAAGCTGCGCAAGACGACGGCCGCTGTCCGCCTCGAGCTGGAGGCGATGGGCCCGGCCGCCGCAAACGCTGCAGCGGGAATGGGACGGCTCTCGGCCGCAGCAGGCAAGATCGGTCTCGTCTTCGCCGCCCTGCAGATCGCGGGCGAGGTTGTCAGCCACTTCCAGAAGGACCTGAATCCGCAGCTCGACGCACTCAGTGTCGGCCTGGAGCAATACGCGAAATCCGGGAAGACCGCCGGCGAGGCGTCCCGGGTCCTCGGCGACAACATGGGCGACCTGAAGAAGACCTTCGACCTGGTCGCCGACACGAGCAACAACCGCAAGGACTGGGCCCGCAATCTCGAGGGCGGCCTCGAGGCGATCATCCCGGGACTCAAGGGCACGAACGAGTCGCTAGCGAAGACGCAGGAGCGCATCGGGGCGGTCGATACCGCCCTGGCGCAGATGGTGTCCGGCGGCAACACCTCCGGTGCACAGGCCGCGTTCGAGGCGCTGTCCAAGGAGTTGGCCACCAACGGCGTCAGCCTCGAGGAGGTCCGCAAGCAGTTCCCCGCCTACGCGGCAGCCCTCGAGACGTCGAAGGCCTCGACGATGGCCGCCGCGACAGCCACTGGCGACCTGAACGGCCAGCTCAGCGCTGGCGCGCAGGATCAGAAGAAGTACAAGACCGCCACCGAGGCGGCGACCGCGGCCACGAACGGCCAGCGGGACGCCCTGTCCCAGCTCAGCGACATGATGAAGCAGGAGACCGACCCAGTCTTCGGGCTGCTTAAGGCCCAGGAGGGTCTCGCCGACGCGCAGAAGGCCGCGACCAAGGCGACCAAGGAACACGGGGCCAGCAGCAAGGAAGCCAAGCAGGCGACCCGCGATCTGGCGGTGGCGGCGATCGGTCTGCAGGGCGCGGTCGGGTCGCTGGGACAGACGTTCAACGGGAAGATGACGCCGTCGCTGTACGCGACACTGCGCGCGGCCGGGCTGTCCAAGACCGAGATTAAGAACCTCGAGGGCCAGTTCAAGTCGGCGAAGAAGGCTGCCGACCAGTACGACGGGACGTATGAGGCGAAGGCGACGGCGCCGGGCGCGGTGGCCGCGAAGAAGCAGCTCGACGACGCGTACACCGCGGCGAACCACTTCGCGGGCCCGTACGCGGCGAACCTGAACGTCACCGGGCAGGGCAAGGTCGAAGCGGAGCTGCGGAAGCTGTCGGCGATGCAGCAGGCGCTGAAGAGCGCCAACACCATCGGCCGGCTCAACGGCGCTGGCGACGGGCCGGGTTTCGCCGGCGGCGGCTGGACCGGACCCGGAGCGAAGTATCAGCCGGCCGGCGTCGTGCACGCCGACGAGTTCGTGGTGAACAAGAGCGCACGGGCTCCGCTGGAGAGCGCCAAGCCGGGCGCGCTGGACTACATGAACGCGACCGGCCAGTGGCCCGGTTACGCCGGCGGCGGCATGGTCTGGCCGTACCCGGTGAACGCGAGCAAGACGAAGGTGCCGTCGCCGTTCTTCTCGGCTCCCGGCGGTAGCGGCGGCCCAGGCTACAAATGGATGGAAGCCGCCGTCCGCATGGCTTTCCCAGGCATGCCGATCTACTCGGACTACCGGCCCGGCGCGATCACCCTGACGGGCAACAAGAGCTACCACGGCTTCGGCCGCGCGGTCGACTTCGCCCCGTCGAAGCCGCTGGCCGAGTGGATCAATCTGCACTTCATGCGGGCCACGAAGGAACTGATCACGCCGTGGCAGTCGCTGAACA